TTGGCCGGGGTCTTGCGGTAGCGATATACGAACACCGTAGCCGTCTTCCTTAGCTGTATCGTGAACCTCATCCTCAACCTCTAGTTCGCCATACCGGCCGCGTTTAACGTTCATGATATAGTAGTTGTCATCCACCATTCTCATCTTGAGACCGACGGTGAAGGCGGTGCTACTCTTAGATTTAGCTTGCTTGGTGGCAGCAAAGTCCCAAGCTCGAATGGTTTTACCACCAGGTGGTAGTTGATTAGGCATGATGGTCTGGTCCGTAAACCACTCACGCTGGAACATACCGCCCCCACGAGGCGTGGGTCGCTGTTGAAATTGACCAGCAGTGGCGTACTCACCCATTACTTTTTTATCTCGAGCAAGAACCTTTGGTGTAAACCGTTCAGGCCACAATAGCTCGCCGTCTTCCACTCGGGGATCTTCGAAGCCAATGGACGTGTAGCACTTACGCTCGGGTTCAAACTCCATGGGCAAGCAAAGATGTTCATAGCCCAGGTCATTCGCAATGATATGGCCGGACACGTCATTTTCATGGACTCTTTGCATGATAACCACAATGACCGATTTTTCTGGGTCGTTCATACGGGTGGGCAGCGTTTCTGTAAACCACAAGATCGCCTCTTCCCGGTAGGCATCAGACTCACCATCTTTAACGTTGTGGGGGTCATCAACAATAACCCGGTCACCTCGTTCACCAGTACCTACACCCCGAACAGATGTGGCAAGCTTGAAGCCCTTCTTGTCGTTCTCAAACTTACCTTTTGAGTCCTGGTCGGCCATGATCTTAAATCGATCACCCCAAAGTGACTGATACCACAGGTCCCGGATGAGTAGACGAGTTTTGCGATTATCTCGAACAGTCAAGTTCTCGGAGTAAGCACCGGACACGTACCGAAGATGGGGCATATTCTGGGGACCCCACTCCCAAGCGGGCCACAGTACATTGGTAGTGAGCGACTTCATAAAGCCGGGCGGGACATTAATCAACAGTCGTGAGATATGGCCTTCGGTAACAGCTGTAAGGTGATCACAGACAGCATCAATATGCCAGCCGTCACTGAATTGTCTACCTGGTTCAATCACATGCCAAGCAGCCTTGATAAAGCCCTTAAGGCTTAGCTCAGACTCATACTTGTCAAGTTCCCATAGAGCTCGTACCGCATCAGCCTCGGACTGCCTTGGTGAGCCCTTCCCTGATTTTAGCTCTTTCATCGTCACTCAGCTTGCTATAGTCATACTCGGTCTCAATTGGACCACCACCAGGACCACTAAGTTCAAGCTTTGATCGATCCTCTTGACCGAGTAGATGCTTGCCAAGGTGTATGGCCATCGTTGCATTGACGCCAGCGAGTGTCATCTGCTTTCGACGCAGCGAGATTTTGCCTTGAGCTTGGCCACCTTCGATTGCTTCACGGATTGCATCATCCTCAGATTTAATCTGTCTCCACTTAGAGATTGAGATGTTAAAGTAAGCCGCAATCTCCTCATCTGTGCACTGCAACATACTGAGGCGCTTGACTTCTGAGGTCTTGATGGTGATGTTTTTGGACATGGTGCCAATATGGGGCCAAATGCCATATTGTGTCAACCTGGCATTTTTTGCATAAAAACATAGGGTTTAATCCGGCAAGGTTGGCATTGAGCATCCTACCCATATCTTGTATTATATAACCATAAACCCGAAAACAAAGGCTTTAACCCATGGCACGTCGCAAAATCAAAACTCAAAAATCGGATAACAGTCCGTTTCCCTCCTCACCTCAACGTCCACCCACCATCAACCTGTGGATTAAGTATGGCCCCAATCTTGAGGGCTTTGCCATATTCACCTTCTGTGCTCGTTGGGCTGCCAAGTTATATGTTGACAAAGCTTTGAATGGTCGGGAATACAGCGACGCAGACAACATGGGTTGGCGTACTTCCGATGACGAGCAATTCCAGTTCAAGCTTACCGGCGATGTTGATGGCTTGATGAAAGAAGACCACAGTGAACGGGATTGGAAAATACCCCAGCCCGATTTGAACTCGCTGCTGAAAGCGGCTGGCCTTGAAACAATCCAACTTAAATCCGAGGATGACGAGCCAAAGAAAAAGCGTCGGGTTGCTAAGAAAAATCAGCCCCGAGGTGCCGTCAAAAAAGCTCGTGAGGGTTTGACTACACTAACTGAGATATGCGATGACATGGGCATGAGCCCGCGCGATGCACGAAAAATCCTTCGGGGTAAAATCGATAAACCCGACGCAGGTTGGGCATGGCCTGATGATGAAGTTGCATCCGTCAAGAAAGTACTGAAAGGCAAATGAGCGACCTACCCGATATCTGCCGACATGGTAAAACCCCGTTCGAGAAAAAGCTTTTGCTATATCTCGAGCGTCGGTCCACACACAAGTATGAGCTGCGATACCCGGATAGCGCTCGTCATTCCATCGATGATCTACCGAAGATCAAGGGTGACGTTGTGCTTATTCCGCTCTATGAGATTAGCCTTCGTATCTTCCTATTCACTGATCGATCTTCGAAGATCAAAGCAAAGAGACACCTTAGGAGCGTAAATCATGACAAACCAAAGCGACGAAAGAAAAGACGATCCCGTAGACGAGCATGACTGGAACGCTATTCTAGCTCAGCTACATGCGGGAGAAGTAAGCGCCTTGATGGATATGGCTAAAACCAATCACACATTCATCCACCAGCTAGGGTCAAAAGTCGACAGCATGTCATACTTGATAGCGCTGTCTCTTCACTTTACAGAGACCATGCAGCGCACTGTGGACCACTTAAAGGGTCGTGAGGGTACAACGGAGCGCGTGATCATATTCGCAACAACCCTCGAAAGAATTGCCCAGGAGATGCGAAAAACGCACGGGGTTGACGGGGTAAGCACTATTTATCGTCAATGATGCACGATTTCCGGGAGCCTAGTAAAAACGGCGGACATTCGATCAAGAACATCCGCCGCTTCCGTGAGTGATAACGCTTAAGACGCGAGCAGCATACCTGTTAACAAAGACTTATTAATCGCTGCAGGCTTAAGGTCATGTGGACCGATGGGTCGACCCAATTTCTCGATCAAGCAGTCGATACACAAAACACCGCGGTCATCATCCTCATCCTCATGGATCAATCTCCACAGATCATCGGTGACCATATAATGCTCCGCGGGGTGCTGGCAAAGCTTACATTTAAACCGATCAGGTAGACGACGATATTCAGCTGAGTTAATATCAGCTAACATTCGCTCAACTTGTTCAATTTCTCGATCATTCATTGGGTTTCTCCATCGTTGTGGTACATCTACAATCGCATATAGCTTAGACCTTAATCAACAGCTATCTGACCCAGTTTAGCTTCTAATTCTTTGCGCTCGCGATCACCAATTCCGTTGAGTGAAGCCCAGCCGTCGAGTGAGTCCTTGATCCGTTGGTCTCGGATGTGGGACAACATCTGAGTCACGAAAGCCATCTCCTGACGGCTAAGCGATACAGCTTTCAATCGGTAATCAACCCAAGCTTCGTAAGCAAGGGGTGCTACCTTTTCCATCGCCGAGGCAAGACCGTCGGCCATAAACCGAATTTCTTTCTGAGCATGAGGGTCACAACGAAGCCGACAAAAGTGCATGAGGTTATGAAGATCGATCTTCCACACGAACTCAGTGAATGTCCCCAACGGCAAGTGCATACGAGCTTGCTCTTTAGATACGCCACCCTCAACCATATATCGATAGAAAGAAAAAGCACCCTCATTGTGTGTAAGCATCCGGTCCCGAAGCTCATCGCTTTCAGCCAGGGACATAAGCGCTTCCATCCGGCCTTGCTTGTTGGTGACGCTTTGGAACTGGAACTCCTCGGGTACAAAGAAGTCGGCCGGCATTTCCGAGTATCGACCTGATAGCTCGTTGATGTTGGCAGTTCGATGTCTGATCCATTGACGTGCTGTAAAGATGGGGACCTTCACGTAGAACTTCAGCTCCACCATCTCGAAGGGGGTTGTATGCCAGTGGCGCATGAGATAGCGGATCAGGTTGCGCGTCGTGCTTTTCCGGGGTGTCGCTGCATAACTGTAGGAGATGCTTGCAGCGTCGACTATGGCTTCGTCATCCCCCATAACGTCAACCAACGTAAGTCGATGACCGTCTGGAAGGTCGATCAATTCAACGGGTTCAAACTTATCCATTGGTAGTCTCCTTCTCAATACCTTGAAGAGTGGCCGGCTTGGGTGCCACCGACGCTGACTTAAGCCGTTGGGGTTCAGCATCAAGCTGGGGGTTCGGGTCTTCGGTAAGATCAAACTCATCCTCAATAAAGATGTTATCTCCGCCAGAGGAAGGCTCGCCATCATCCGCAAACGAGGGGTCAATGGTCTCTAGAACTTCATCGATCACGGGACTGTCACCCCAGGTTGACACAGCAGTACGATCTGGGTAGGCCTCAGCAAAAAGCTCTTCAAGCTCACCAAGGGTTACACCGGGCTCGGTTTCGACAACTTTAAAACGGCTAGTATCGAAGAACTCAGTTGCCGGCCGAATAATAACCATGTCCGAGTCATAAGCCTGGTACATAACGCCCACTTGACCTGTTGCTTCAATCATGCACAAGCCTTCGAAGGTGTAAATCTTGCCTGTCTTTTGGTGGCAGAAATACATGGGTAGTCTCCTTTATGAATAAACGGCGGGTACTTCGCCTAAGGGGATGAGGTCTTGAAGCTGGGTAACTATGTCGTCCAACTCCACCTCCTCGTATAACCCAATCACTGCTTCAATGCGAGCAACTGCGTTAGACATTCGTATTGACCTTGAGGGCTGTCTGTTTTTGCGACGGGGTATGCTGATTGACGCAGCAATACCTACACCATCCATCGGGTATTTGTGAGGCTCCTCGAAGTTCTTAGCAAAGTGAAGCTCCTCAGCAAGCTCTGTTAGCTGAGTGTACTTCTTGCTTGACTCAAGATTAGTACCCGCTAATGAGTCAGCCCAGTTTTGAATTTCATCGGCAAGGGTACGGAACTCATCGAGAGCAATGCCGATATGATCGGAAGGGCTACCCTCCACAGTGATCATCTTGTAGCTCTTCATGACTTTGGCCTTATGATGCGAGTGATTGCCTCACGGTCACGCTCTGAAAAAACCCAGCCGGACGTTAATCGAGCTGGGACACTATTCGAGGCTGTAGATGCTTGGCGAAGTTTTTGCCTGGCGGTCTTCGGATCAATGCCGAGAGTACGGGCCAGGTCAGAAAGCTTAAAAGTTGCGATCTCTTGAACATCGCCAGCTTTCTGCATTAGTAAAATTATGAGCTTTATCAAATGACCTTTGTCAACCTCGGGAACGTCGACTTTTGGCTGTAGCTCATCTGAGTTGGGTGCAGCGTATTCGATGTACGTTTCTCGTAGGCTCGACATATTGTCGCCGTTGAGCTCCTTAAACATCTCCGCTGGAGTAGGTATATGAGACATGTGTGACCGACCTTGATGAGAGGATAGGGTCAGCATATACGGCATTTTTCACGGCGTCAACCATTAGGCGCAAAAGTGCCATTATTTGGACACACGTGGATTTAATTGAGCTTGACCCCCAGCATGATAGCCCACTTGGCCACCATGTGTATGCGTTTTAATCTTGAGTGACTTTCGAGTTTTGACTATCCCCTTTTTATTAAGCAATGCTTCAATCTCATCCATAAGTTTGTCTTCAATGACCACAAGGTCGGTACCAGTTGACTCTCGATCATCCCGCTTCATCTCAGTCATACGGTCAAGGATACGAATTGAGCAGGCACGTTTAAAGTCCTTACGGAAAGCAGCTCGTTCACGCTTTGACATACCCTTAGGAAGATGTACCTTATACAATGCTTCAACTTGCTTAACAAGCCAGTCAAACAGGAACTCAGCTACCTCAATGTTATGCTTGCGGCCAACAAAGAAAATCAGAGTGGTGCTGCGGAGCAGGACTTGGGTGCCCGTTGCAATTGCTGCAGCTTGAGCGACAATGCGAAAATAGTCCCGGTCGTTCTTAATTACATCGCCATACCTAGCAAGATCCTGATCTTTGCCTT